TAGTCAATCTGCTGACGAACAATTAAGAGAGTTTGCTAGAAATGGGTACGAAATGAACTTAAATAAATATTCCAATAATTTAGGGTTAGGTAGTATTCTTAAATCTAATAGTACAATCTTTATCCAGTATAGGATTGGTGGGGGTACAGGTTCAAATTTGGGGGTTAATGTTATTACTCAAATAGGGACTGTTTCATTTAGTGTTAATGGACCTTCAGATTCTATCAACACTAGTGTTATTAATTCATTAAGATGTACAAATGTTACTGCGGCAATCGGAGGAGGTAATTACCCAACAACAGAAGAAGTTAGAAATTTAGTTACTTATAATTTTGCTGCTCAAAATAGAGCGGTAACCGTAAATGATTATGAATCATTAATTAGGTTAATGCCGTCTCAATTCGGGGCGCCGGCAAAAGTTTCTATAACTGAAGAAAATAATAAGATAAAAATCCAAATGTTGTCTTATGATGAAAATGGTAGTCTTACTGAAATTGTTTCAGATACTTTAAAACATAATGTGGCAAACTATTTGTCAAATTATAGAATGATTAATGATTATATTTCTATTGAAGTTGCCAATGTGATTGATTTAGGGGTTAATGTTGATATTGTATTAGATAATACACAAAATCAGGGAGCAATCATTTCTAAAGTGATAAACATTGTGTCGGATTACTTCGCACCGACTAACAGACAAATGGGGGAAAATGTTAATGTATCAGAATTAAGACGATTAATTCAAAGTGAGAATGGTGTAATTTCATTATCAGATATATTGTTCTTTAATAAAGTGGGGGGTCAATATTCTTCATCTCAAACATCTCAAAGATATTCTGATTCTGAAACAAAACAAATTGAGTTGGTGGATGATACCATTTTTGCGGAACCAAAACAGACTTACCAAGTTAGATACCCTAGTAAAGATATTAACATTAGAGTTAAGAATCTTAAAACCGTTAATTTCTCTTAAAGATTTATTTTTAAAAAAAATCAATTATTTTTATTAAATGGATTATTTAATAGAATTATTTGATGCGATAAAAGGGAATAATGGGACTTGGGCCCAATGGTTTGTTATTAGTATAATTTTAAATATTAGAATATGGGTTGGGGTTCCAGTGTTTATTTATTATTTAAAAAAAATAATAAAAGAGGGTAAAAACAATACACTAAGAACATCAATAATGGTATTTCTATTAATCCAACTTATTGGTCACGAAATTGGTGTGGAAATTGTTGATAGAAAATTTGAAACCAAAAAATATAAGGTAGAATATGTGAAAAAAACTACAGATAATTTAGTGGTTGTTGTACAAGGTGCTAATAGTCCATTTAAAGATTTTGTTGAAAAAAACAAAACTCAAGTTGATATTATAAAATCTAGAGATGAAAATGGGTTAGGGTTTATTAAATCAAATAAATTTAAAAATAATACACAAGTTTTAACATATGTAGGTTCTCATAGTGAGAATTTAACAACTGAAGATGTGTTTACAAATATCTATTATTATAAGTCATTAAACCCTAATGGTAAGGTAATATTAATTGGACATAGTATTGGAGGGGATAATGTTTTACAAGTGGTTGATAGATTAAGTAAACAAAATATTTTTGTTGAGATGGTAATATTACTTGACCCAGCAAATAAAAAAAATAATAATATTGATTATATACTCCCAAAAAATGTTCAATACTTAATTAATTTTACATCACCAAAATGGACAGATAATTTTAAATTTTTCACTAATTCGGGTGGAAAACCATTGAGGGTTGATAAAAATCATATAACAATCGAAATCCCTAATACAACACATACAAGTATTGATAATGAAATATACCCTATTTTATATAAATTGATTAAAAACTATGTTGAAAATAATCAAAATCCAATTACAATGGTTAAAAAATATAAATTTTAATCACAATTTATTTTGAAATAATATGTATTATCTTTTTAAAATAGTAAATAAACTATTTATTTAAAAAGATTAATATGTCAAACTCATATAGAATAAGAACGGAACCTGGTGTTGATAAATCTATAAAAATTTTAATAGACCAAGAATTTGAGTATTTAGAAATATTATCTCTAAAAATATTACAAAGTCAAATTTATACAAGGCAATGTTCAGATTATGGTGTGCTTGTAGGTAGAGTAAGTGTTAATAATGGTTTTGGTATCCCAAATGCTAAAGTATCTGTTTTTATACCCTTAGATAGTGTTGACGAATTGGACCCAGAAATTTCTGAAATATATCCATACAAAACATTAACCGATTTAAATGAAGATGGTTATAGATATAATTTATTACCGTATAAACCATCCTATAGTGCTCATATACCAACAGGAACATTTTTCACAAGAAAAGATGTTTTAGTTGACCCACCTTTAATTAAAGTTTATGATAAGTATTATAAATATTCTACAGTAACAAATTCTAGTGGTGATTATATGATTTTTGGACTTCCAATTGGAAGTCAAACTATTGTAGTTGATATTGATTTATCGGATATTGGAGAATTTTCATTATCACCACAAGATTTAATTAGAATGGGGATTGCAACACCTTCACAAGTTGCGGGAATAACATTCAAATCGTCAACTAATTTAAGAGAATTACCTCAATTAATCACAATAAATAGAATTATTCAAGTCGAACCATTGTGGGGTCAACCTGAAATATGTAATTTAGGTATTACTAGAACAGATTTTGATTTATCTTCTGAATCAGGTATTAATATAACACCTACAGCTATTTTTATGGGGTCTATAATTTCGACAAATGATGATGCTGCGATAAAAAGAACTTGTAAAGTCAGAGGTAAAGGGGGGTATTTGTGTAATTTAACTACAAATTCAGGTGAAATATTGGCAATTAGACAAACTATTTTACAGGACAGTGATGGTAGACCAATATTAGAATCAATTGATTTAGAGGCTGGTGGTAAAGTTATTGATGAAAATGGAACGTGGTTAGTGGATGTCCCAATGAATTTGGATTATTATATAACTAATGAATTTGGTGAACAAGTATTATCCAATGACCCTAAAAAAGGAATACCGACTAGAGGTAAATATCGTTTTAAAGTTAAATGGACTCAACCACCATCATTATCGGAAAGAATTAAAAGAGGTTATTTTTTATTACCAAATATTAAAGAACACGGTTGGTCAACAAGTGGGAGTGACCCTTTGATTAGTAGTAGTAGAGGTTTGAACACATCTTATGATTTGGCGATGAAATCATATGCGTTTAGTTTAGATTGGGCGGATTATGGTTATACGGGGACAACATCAGGACCAAAAGCGGATATTGGTCGTAATATGATACAAGAGGCAATCAATTGTGATGATAAATTTTATATTATGCAATATAATAAAGTTTATACTGTGTCACAATTAATGGACAAATATAGAAACGGAACAGCGCCTGATAGATTTATTGGTGTTAAAAATATTCTTGATGATAGTTGTGAGAGTGAAAATTATAAATTCCCAACGAATGATTCTAATATGAGATTTGATATTATCTATATTTTGTATTCATTTTTAATGATGATTTTTAGACCTATTTTATATATAGTGTTAGTTGTTACTCATGTTTTATATTTCTTGGTAATATTATTAAGAAAAATTATTGTACCAGCGGCAATTCTGTATTTTATAGCTTTGATAATTATAAACGGTATTTTAATAATTGGAACAATTCCTTATGCGTTGGGATTAATTGCTGGTTTTTTACTGGAAATAGCTCAATATGTTGTTATTCTAATACTTTTAAGAGCGTTTTTAAAGGCTTTAAATAAGATGGAATTAAAAGGTATTTCAATTCCATTAATAACTTATCCGGATTGTGATTTATGTGATTGTTCCGTTGGTCAAAATCCTAGTGAGAATGAAACAGTTCCTGAAGATTTAGCGGATGCAGCTAAAGATATTAATAGTTTGGCTGATGAAAAACCTTGTCCTTATATAGTATTTGACGAATCGCCGGCAAATTCATTACTTTCATCCGCATTACTATTAGGGGTTAGTGGACCAATTTACTCTATTCCTGGTAGAAGTATTGATTCGTCAGTAAAATATGCGGTAACATCTACCTTTGCGGGGTCTATAGCGGCAGGTCAAAATGACAATAGTGCTGGAATTCCTGCTGTAAATGCTATTACTTATGACGCTGGTGGTCAAGAAACTGATTATGTGTTTACATCTAGTTTAACTTTGGCGGAAAGAATTAACTTATTTAATACTAAGGCAAAATATTTTAATGTTTCCCCTAATAATCCTGGTGGTGGTGTTAATAGAATTAAAGTAAGTGTTGAACCAAGTAAAAATGGAGGAAATAATCCTACATCACATTTTGATAACACAATTATCATTATATGTGATAAGTCAACATTAATTAATTTAAAAATAGGTCAAATAATGACATTTCAAAACCCATTTTTAACAAAGGATGTTAATTTGTTTAGTGGATATACCGGAGAGGGTGGAAATCAATTTGGGAATGCCGCTGTAACAGGAACAACTTTAACTGGTAATACAACTATTGGTTTCAATTATGCTAATCCGGATGGGTCTGGTGATATTCCCGTTAGTTATAATGTGAATTTTACACAATCAGGTCAAACAGAATACTATAACTACCCAATGGATTTAGAATACTTCCAAGTAATTACAGGAATGACTTATACTGATTTTATATCAAATAGTGGGTCAACAATGCCAGATTCATTTATTAGTCGTTTTTTAAATAATGAGATGTATCTTCAAAGGTTTTATGGGGGAACCGTTTACACAGAGAATTGTTGGGGTGGGCCATTTAAAAAAGATGGGTCTGAAGGATTTCCAACTTTAAAAAACCCTATTACGTATATTAAAAATTTTGAAAAATCTTGTATTTTAATTTTAAATAGAGGGGTTGACCCTAATGCTCCGAGAGTTGAAATACAATATGATTTAAATGTTTTATTTGGTAAACCCATGGGTCAGGAACAAAAATTAATTGTTAAAGGTCAATATAAAATTAATTACCCGGTTCAAGGTAAGTTTTTAAATGTTAGTCATGATAACACTAAGATACCGACTAATTTATCTGCGGATAGTTATTCAGGTAATAAATTATATTATGATACATTTACATTTACACCTAATTTAGGTGCGTCAGGGTTTACAACATTTAACTCCAACTTATGGAGTTATTATTCTGCTTTGGATAATAATCAAATTAATTTTACACCTACTTGTGATGCACCACCGGATGGATTGGTTTATCCTCTTGCGGTGAATAAAGGGGCTCAAACAAATTTTACATATGGGTTAAATGTTAATTCGCAAAATGATTTTACTAAAGAAAGTAATGTTCAAACAACAGGTTGTACTAGATACGGTTTTTCCCAAGGTGTTTTAGGATGTATAAGTTATTGTACTGTATATCGTCTTTCACAGAATTCGTTACCAAAAATAGGTTATTCAACAGATAGTATAAATTTAACAGGTTTAAATACTGGTAGTACTCAATCTTTAACAACATATTTAGGGTTATCTTATACAATAGGTCAAAACATAGTAGTATCTCATTCTAATTCGATAAAATTCATTGGTGATTGTGTTAATTATTCACCTTTAACGGGTTTTTTAACGGTTAAAGTATTGAGTAAGTTAGGTTCTGGTACATTTTCTTCATGGAAAACCGACATTGATGGGAACACACAATCATTTAATACTAATAGAGGTTATTATGTTAATGAAATTGTTGAAGGAGCCTCATTATTTTATATGGATTTGACGGTTAATAATCCACTACAAGCAAAATATAGTTGGGAGGGTAATTATTTTTCACCTGTATATAATATGGTTGCTAATACATTAACATATAATTTAACAACCGCTAAGCCTAAACAAATGGTTATGAGGTCAGATAGATTACCAACATCTACTAACCCACAAGCAAACTGTTGTAATTCGTTTGCATTACAACATAATGAGACTTTAATGATGTATGATATAGACGATGAGGGTCTTGCGGGAACGATTTCATCAATTGCGTCCGCTTCGTCAGGTGTAAGTAATCAAGGTAAGGATTTGGCTGAGGACACAACAAATTTCACTAGTGATGTTATTGATTCATTTAGTTGTCCAAAATCGGCTCCTTTGGCTTGTTATGGTAGTGATGGTCAAGGTAATGTTGTAATAAATGATGGTGATTGTAAAAAATTTAACGGTAGAACAATATTTAGTAAGGGTTGTTATATTCTTGTTACAAAAGCATTTACTTCTTTAGGTAGAGATTTTGAGTTGTTAACTGAGTGGATTTCTAGAACTAGTATAAATTTAGGTGCGTGTAGAAATGTGTGGTCACATACATTTTCAAACAATTGGATAAACGGTTGTTTATATGCGTATTCATTTACAAATAATGTTACCTTTAATAGTCCTACTGGTAATCAACCTAACACACCAAATTCAGAATATTGCACCAGTACATTAGTGTTACACCCAACAAATAATTTTTATTATAGATGTAGTCCATATAAGGATGATAGTACATCTATAAATTCGGGTAATTTTATTGGTAAAAGTAGAGGTTCATCAACAAGTGGTGATAACAATTTGTATTTATTAAATCCGACCACAATCATTGATTTGGGGCCTAGAAGTGTTTTTTTACAAGAAATTAATATGTCAGATGATTATGATGGGTATGTGATGAAAAAATTAACATCAACGACTTATGGTGATGTTATTGAAATTTTAAACCTTTTAATAATTAGTCGATTGATTAATCAAAACTTTATAAATGATATGTTAAAATTATTGATTGGTTCTAATATTACTAAATATTTTAGTAGGACTAAATATAAAGTTGATGGTGACTATGCTCAATTAATTTCTATAAATTCTGAATTAGGTGTTGCAGCCTTTGAATCTATGGATTATCCGGATTCAACGACAGGTGGTCAAAATCCTGTTTATTGGAATGGGTTTAATGAAAATACTTCGGTTATTGGAATTTTCTTTTCATCGGATACTCAAACTAGAGATTTTATAACCCCAAAAAGAACAATTATTAATCCGACACTACCCAATTTATCACCATGTGGGTTTAGTTATTTTGAGGTTTTTAGTCAATCAGTACCGCTTTACCAATGGGAAATAAATGGTTCGGGTAGTATATTTGGTGACCAAAACAACAATTGGAATACTAACCCAATTAATGATGGTTTTCTATCATTAAAGTATCAATCGTTAGATAGGTTACAGACATCCTCAAGATATTTTAGAGGTACTGCACAAAATCAATCACAAACTAATTATTATAAAGGTCATATTTATGCTGTTGACGGTAATGGAAATATAGATGAATCATATGGTAATTGGGACCAAAACACTCCTGACGAACCTAATTCAGTAACTGTGGGAGCTCCTTTTCATTTTTATTTTGGGTTAAAGAAAGGTAAATCGGCATTTGATAGATTTACCACTAAATGGATTGATACCACAACATTTGTTGATTAATTATGGGTAATAGAATAGATACAAGAGTAGTTTTAGGGTCGTTAAGATATAAAACAGCGTCAAATACTAATTTGATGTTTAATGTCCCTTTAATACAAACAACTAAAGAAAATGTTGAATTTGATAGAAATATTGACATTTCATTAGAACAAGTTTTTGATGATGAACGACAAAAATCTAATATATTTAGACCGTCTTGTAAATTTTCAGTTTTATTTGAAAATTCATATACTGGTTTAACAAATTACACACCATTAGAGAATAATTTAGTTTACGTTAACGAAACTCAAGCATCTATAAACCAATGTAATCTTAATCCCGAAGCGGTTTCTTGGTCAGGATTTCCCCAATATCACGAATTTGATTTTATTAGAAGTGATTATAATGTTGTTGGGTATACTCAACCACCTAATAATCATAGAACATTTATTAGTAAAAGTGCTTCCACTTATAATTGGAATTTTTTTGTTAGCTATCCGTTTGAGAATCTTTATAATAAAAAAATGCAGGCGATAGAAAGTAAAACAACTCAAACTTTAGATTGGACTGCATCTGATGGAATACCATTTATTATTGAAAACTCGACAATAAATGGTTTAGATATTATATCATTTAGATGTCCTGTGAAACACGGTATAAATGTTGGTGAATTTGTTAAATTAAATTTTTCTTATAATACTATAGATACTTTTGAGGTATATACATTAGGTGATGGTAAATCAAATAGTGATTTGTTTATTTTTAATATTTTTAATGTTGGGTTTACGGGGACAACTTTTGATGATAATGTTGAGGGAACATTTAAACGAATTATTAATAATGAAATACCAAATGAAACAACTTCAAAATATTATGTTAGAAGACATAAAATATTAACAAATGCTAATGATGCTGTATTAGTTAATGCGGGGTTTGACCAAAATATTTTTGGTATTAATAAAAAGTTTGAGAGTAGTGGATATACTCCAAACAAAATAGAAAGAGTTTCTATTAAAGAAGGTTCCCAATCATATACATTGTCTTTTAATGCTGATATTGACATTAACCCTCTTAGAGATAATCAAAAAAGACCTATAACTGAATTATTTTTTACAACAATATGGAAAGGGTATTTTGGGTTAATGTTTGGTAGACCTAAAGGGGCTAATGATGGGTTTTATGGTATGAAACAAGGTTATGGGTTTAATTTACCGTTAGACCCAGACGATAAATTACCAATTCTTTGGTGGGGTGATGGTATTCTTGATTCTAATACTAATTTTCCTTTAAGTAGTTATACTACACCATTAGGGGTAAAGTTAAACGGTGACCCAATAGATTTTACGTATGTTGAAACATTAAAATTAGGTGATACATTAGATGGTGATTATTGTGAATGGAATGATTATGAACAAAAAGAAAGAATCATATCTAATTTATATCATAAACTTACCTATAATTCGGAAGTTTTTAATATTGGAACACCCTCACCTAATGGTGTTAGAATGAATAGAAATAATCCTTATGGGTATTATTATCAACCTCATAACGGAATAACAATAAGTGAATATTCTGATTACATTGAGGAGGGTGATAAAATAAATGTTGCTGATATTCCATACTATTCTTATTACTCGGAAAGTAAGGGTAGGTTCATATGGAGAGATAAATACACTTATGGTTATATTGACCCTAAAGGGAATGGGGTTGATTATCCTTTTTTAAATGGTGTTCATTACCCATATAAGAATATAATTTTTAGAATAATACCGGAAGGGACTAATTATAGTCAACAGACCATAGTAGCTGAACCAATAATAGATAATTGTGAGTAATAAATTTAAATTTGTTTTACCGGCAACCGACAAGTATATTGATTTACCAATAGAGTTAAAATGGGACTTTTATGGTAGAGACGATAGTATTGAGATATATGAACATGAGGTTATTGAGGAAATTATTGGAACCGCTTACGATTTTGAGGTGTTTAGGTTTAGTCATGAATCGTATTCTAGCGATACAAAAACGGATATTAAATATGATTTCCATTTTTTTAGTGTTGATGGTGATGTCCCGGATAACCCTTCAACACAAGTAATAACCTCAACAACTAATGATTGGGTAATTAGTTATATACCCGAAGGATTTACAAAATCGGAAGTGTACTATTATGAAAAACCATTTACCAAATCATTTTTTAAATTGGATTTTTATGATACAATTGATGGTAAATCTCAAACAAATTATTTTACGGTAATTATCCCTGTCCAACAGGGGGCAACTGAATCAGTTAGTGTTTCACAATATACTCCAAATGTTGATATAAAAATACCGTCGTATCAGTTAGATTTTGTGGGTGATAAAGAAGGGTTTTTTATATATTGGTTAAGAAAAAAAGAGTTTATAGATATAGACACTTTTTATATGAGTGCAAAATTCTTTGATGCTAGATTGGGTGTCTATGTTAAAATGAGTAAAACTCCCCAAATATTATTGACGCCAACCCTATTTCAATTTAATGATTCAAATTTTTATTATAAAGTAAAATTGGATTTAGATAAAAAAACATATCAAATTTTTGATAAAGATATTAACAATAATGATGTTAGAGTAGGAACAGATAGTTCCATAAAATGGTATGAATATGTTAATCCTTAATTATGGAAGATAGAAATCGTTATATTAAAATTTCTCCGGAAGTTATTAAGGGTGATATTTTTAAAGTTATGTATCAAAACACCGATGTTTATGTGTATTCATCTATGACGCAGATTTTATCTGGTGGTACGTATAATTCGGAGACAAATCAATATGATTCCTTATTAACAGGATTAACAATTCCAATTTTATTTACGGAAAATACTGTAGATATAGGGTATTATTCAGTGTTTGATGGTATGGTTTTACAAAAAGAAACTATGACCAATTTTTTATTTTCGGCAAATACATCAGAACCTTATAAATATAATTTTTATAATACTTCAGATACTGAATTTAAAAAATATTTGGAGTTTTCTAGTTATAAGATAGATTGGGGGGATAATACTTCTCAACAAATCATAACACAAAATTCACCTAATTTTTATTCCCACCCATATCCGTTTACAACTACGCCAAAGGATTATACAATAACTATGTCAGGAATGAGTCCTTGGGGTTCTAATGTGGTGGTTAAAACCGTGACGGTACCTTTTACTAATAGTGTTATTACAAACCCAAAAGGGACAGCTTATTTTATTCCTGCTGGTGGTAATTGGTCGGGAACTCCTTTAATGTATGATTACATTTTTAATGGTGATGAGACTTGTGATGTTTATCCAGGTGAAACAGACCCGTTTTCATCATCACCTTTAATCATTAGTGGATATACTAAATCATCGGTTAAAGATTTACAAGTTTATGGTAAAAAGTCTGATTTAACAGATGGGGGTTATAAATTAGGGATTCAAGTCACTGGTACATCGGGTGTTGTTGGAATATATTCGGGAATATCAAGAGATGGTTTAAACATTGGATATAGTATTAATAATATTGATTATTATGACTATGAAGATGGTACAACAATATTTGTGGTTAGTAATGTTGCGCCAATTGAGACGGATTGCTCGATAATTACAAAAAATGAAGTATTATTAAATGTAATTGATGAAGCAGAAGTGCAATCTAATGTATTTATTGATAGAGGAAAACAATCAGGGTTAGAGAGAATGGAAAGAATGGGTGAAATTGATAATATAGGTGACCTTGAAAAATATGGTTACGGATTTTTTAATATAATAACAATATAATATGGCAACAGGAACGTATGGTACTATAAGACCGGCAGATGTATCTCCGGCAGATGTGGAGATAATTTTAAATTATACGTCATCAAGAGATGAAACAGATAATTTTGTTTTAACAACATTAAATTCGGCGGATATATTAAGACCCTATTTTAACTCTCAAACCACTGGTGGTGTTGCAGATGTTGAAATATTGGGTGGATTATACAATTTAAGACTCCCTGCTGACCAATTTAACAAAATAGGTATCTATACCTTATTTATTAGACCGGCTCAAATTAGAACCACTATTTTAGATTGTGGGGTGTTGTCGGCATTACCTAATGTTAAAGGTATTATCATTGACTTGAATGCTGTACCGGCACAATTTAAAAACAAATTTGTTAATCAAGGATTAGTTGGTTTTAGGGTTGAGTATTTAAATTCTGATAACACAAAAATACCTAATTTTTTCAGATTAATCACATCTTCTTTCTTTTGTGAACCGGTTGTTCAAAATTTGGTTAATACATCTCAAAAGGCGATAAGATATAGATATACGGATAATAGTACTAATTTGATATTTTGCACTATGTCCCCATCGTCAGCACCAACTAATAAACCAAATGCGACACCATATATTGGACAGCCAAATCAAAATATTATTATTAGTAATACTTTCTTTAACCCAATAACATTAGATGTTGAGATTGCAGAACACGATTTCTCAACTCTTGCAATTGCGTTGTTTGGTAATCAAACTAAATCAATGGATGATGGAATCTACACTCTATATGACACAGCTAATAACATATACAAACAATATAACTTATACGAAATTAGAGACCAATTTAATACCTTGTTATATGAAGTTAGACAAGATAGAGGTAGCAATATTGATTATAGTAAAAACTTTACAAATATAACTGAATAATGGCGTTAATAAAATATACTTGTCCCCCACAATCGGCAACAGGTGCTGGTACATTTTCCGATGATTTAGTTGGTTTCCAATTAGTCCAAGGAGGTGGTTTAACGCAGGGGAATTTTGAATTTACAACATCAATTACTGAAAAGAACAACAGGACATTTAACACTGGTAATTTTTCAGAACCAATTAATTTGGACGGTCTTGGGATTAGTAGTGTTGCTCAATCTAGATTAATATTTGAGAATAATTTCAAAGTATATCCAAATTTCGACCTTACCCAAGTTACCAATTTCACCCAATATGGGTCAATGGTTAAAAGAATCTCAACATCAGTTGAGACTATTATTAGTAAATTTCCTGCGGCATTAGAGGTGACTTTAATGGATGAAAATTATGTGACTGGTGTAACGGCATCAAATATTACATATATTGGTTCTGACGATGAAACTAGTTTTGAACTAAATGTTTCTAGAATTAGAAACCCTTTTGATGTTGATTTTACGGTTAACGCCACAAGAAATTTACAATTAAGGGAAGTTCAAGTATCGGTGTTAAGAAATATGACAATGCAATACGCAAAGTATTCGTTATATTATAACAATAATGGATTTGATGTAGTTGCGATAGTTCCGACAACATCATTGTCTTCGGGAGTATTAAAAATATATGTTAAGGGTAATCCATTTTCGGGTCAAACTAACACTTATGATGATTTAGTTATTAGACCTAATGATTCTGAAGTTAATCAGGTGTTTAATGAAAGTTTAGATGAGGTTCAAAGATTTTTATTAAATAGAAATGTTGTACCAAAATACACAGCGACATTTCAAGTACCGGCAGATGCTGATGATGGTACATATTATGTTTTAAATCAAAATGTTACTTGGCCATTATATGGTAATTGGAATCTTGATATTATTACACCAGCCTTTACCAACTATTTAACAACATTAAATGGTTTGAGTGAATCATTTGATTTGTATAAAACAAATTTAATATCAAGATTTTTAACAACAGGCGCCTTTAAGGACTTTGATACTATAGGTCAAAAGATGGAGTCTGTTCTACAAATATATGGTAGAAGTTTTGACGAAACAAAAAAATTCATAGACGCTTTAGCATATATGAATTCGGTTAATTATAATGTGGGTAATGATATCCCATCTCAATTATTAAAAAATTTAGCACAAACTTTAGGGTGGAATACTAATATATCACCAATAACAAATGATGAATTTTTAACATCAGTTTTTGGTGAGAAAAACAAAAATGTGTCTGAATTTGCGGGGAGTAGTGACCAACAAACTCCGGATGAATTAAATTATCAATATTATAGGAATTTAATTCTTAATTCGGCTTATTTGTTTAAATCTAAAGGAACAAGAAAATCTGTTGAGATATTATTAAGATTGATTGGTGCTCCGGATGCGTTAGTAGATTTTAACGAATACATATACTTGGCAGACCAAAGAATTAGTGTAAGTGATTTTAATTCTAGTTATGCTGCAATATCTGGAGGAACATATGTTAAAAATGTACCAACAATAGAGGTTGGTAACACATATAGATTCCAAGGTGTGGTATATACAGGATTTACCTCAACAACAATAATGAAGGATGTTAATGTTTCATTAAGTGATTACCCTATTGATAGTGAAGGTTATCCATCAACACCTCCAAATACAGAAGATTATTATTATGAAAAGGGTAGTGGTTGGTTTGAATCAACTCCTCAACATAGAGCACCGGAAGAAGTTAATCTTACTAATAGCGTTTTTACAGGGTCAAACCCTGATTATCAAACAACATTAACACCATATACCTATGGTCAAGAATATTTGGATAGATATGTTAAATTTCCATTTATGTCGTTAGGGTATGACATTAGACAAACAATTGATAATAATAAAAGTTGGGTTGATGATGAAATTGGTTTACGACAAAATTTAGATGGTAATTATAACGCAAGGTATTATACGGAAAGTGATAAATTAGTTTTAAACGCTAAAAATACTGATTTATTCTTAAATCCTGGACAAGGATTATCATATGATGTTTGGGTGATGTCAAGACAATATAATTTCCCAATACCAAATGAGGGGTTAAATTATGTCGCTCCGATTTATTGTAATCCAAATCCTGTGTCAAATTATCCGGATAGGGGTGGTATTGATAATACGGTTATTAATCCACAACCAAAGAATAAAACATTTTTTGAATTTGCTCAAACTTTTTGGTTAAACACAATTAATGTTAGAAATAGACAATATATTAGTGATGGTAAAACAATGGGTTATCCAACATTAGAATCTATTTATTGGAAATATTTAGAATCAGAAAAACTTGCCGGATTGGAGAACGATAATTTTAATTATCAGACGATGATTCAGTATGTTAATGGTCTTGGTGATTATTGGGTTAGATTAGTCGAACAGATGATACCAGCGACAACAATATGGAATACGGGTGTTAGATATGAGAATTCAATTTTCCATAGACAAAAGTTTGTGTGGAGAAGACAAGAAGGTTGTAAATTTATTCCGATTCTTTGTAGACCTTGTTCTCTAACATCAAATATTTTTACATATGATTGCCCAATTGAATCGGTGTCTTGTGGTGCCTATCCTGATGATTCTTTTGGTATTGTTTTAGCTAATACGTTAACGGCTTATTTAAGTGATACAACTTATACTTTAAATGACTGTTTGTATGAAGAATTAAAAAGTGTTTGGTATGTTGAAATGAAACTTAATGGTGAGGATATCGTAAAAATCCCATTTTTTATAGGGTCGGGGTATACCACAAGTATAAGTGTTCCTAGTGATGCTCAATGGACAGAAGCTTTGGTAACTAATTTAAAAAGTTTACTAAATTATGGTTACGCGTATTATTTTACTAAAGATAATGTTGTTGTAGAAGAGTTTGAACCATTTAACCAAATAGTGGTTTACGATTCGATATGTTCTGTAAACTCAACCGGTATTAATTTTGAATTAAATGTCGGAATAAATTTTGAAATTTTATGTACACATGGCTTGTAGTTTATCATATATATCAAGTATAACTGGGGATTGTTCTAATCTCTCATTAGGGTCTTTCTCAATTGACATTCAAGGGGTTGCTCCTGACTATACAATCCAATGGTTATCGCCAGCTTATGGGACAATACCATTAGGTGCTGGCGTGACGGGATATACTATTAATAGTTTATCGGCGGGGACGTACTCGTTTAATATTCTTGATTCATGTAATAGTCCCGGAATTACGACAGTTCCGGTAAATATTTACATATCAAGTGGTACTTGTGTTAGTATAACGAACCAAAGAAATACTACTTGTAATTTTAATAATGGGTCGATAACTGCTCAAACTCAATATCAATATGGGACTTCGAAATTTTATTTATACGAAAACACTATTGGATATTTATCTTCAGGGTCTACATTAAATTCTAATTTTTCTTTTAATTCTTTATCGCCTGGGATTTATTATGTTATTGGTGATGATGGCGGTGGATGTACGGGTAAATCAGAAACTTGTATAATTAAATCGTCTACCACTCTAGATTATGGTTTTTACGTTGTTAATGATGCGGGATGTAATGTAAATTCAGGTAAAATATTTGTAACAGGATTGATTGGTAATCCTCCATATACTTATCTATGGTCTAATGGTGGTACATTATCGTCAATTACAGGATTAACTAATGGTCCTTATAGTGTTACAGTAACTGATAATACGGGGTGTTCAATATCTAAAAGTACTGAAGTTATTAAAGTACCTCAAATAGGGTTAGGTGGGTTTACATCCATTAGTCCTGGTTGTTTTACAAACAATGGTGAATTAACGGTTTTTATAACGGGAGGTACTGCACCATATTATTATTCAGCCTCAACCGGAGAATCAAATGTTTCGTTTGACACCCAATACACATTTACTAATGTGCCAGGAGGAAGTATTTCGGTGTATGCTCAAGATGCTGGTTTATGTAGTTTTGTTGCTTCAACAACTTTACAAACACCATCAGGGTTTAATGTAACATCGGTGACGGTAACTAATTCAAAATGTAGTAATTCAAATGGAATTATATCTATAGTGTTATTTGGTACTAATGGTAATATTGTTTATAAATTGACTGACTCAGATAACAATTCTATTGAAGAACCAACCGATAGTAAAACATGGTCATTTAATGGTTTAAAATCTGATACATATACTTTAACCATTTCAAATGGTGTGTGTGTTTATACTAATACATATACGGTTATTAATGAGTCGTTATATGATATTAATATTTTAACCACAGGAACGACTTGTAATACACCTAATGGTGTTGTTAATATAGAAATAGTTGGAGGTGTTCCACCTTATTATGTTAATGTAGGTTTCCAATCAGAACAAATTACCCCACCATATAGTTCTATAACTTTTAATAGTGTAATTTCAGGTTCATATACTGTTCAGGTAAGAGATTCTAGCCCAACTCCGTGTCAACAAACTAAAGATTTTGAAATAGATTCGTCCGAGAATGTTGGTATTTTATTAGTTAAAACTGATATTGTAAATGGTAATGATGGGACTATAAATGTTTTTATAACTGGAGGCACGCCAACATTTGATTTACAATGGAGTCCTAATGTGAATGGGCAAACCGGTTATACTGTAACTAATTTAAGCGCGGGGACATATACCTTAACTGTCACTGATTCAGATAATTGTGTTAAAGAAAACTCAATAACAATTTACGGGTATGAAAAATTATCGTCTTATGAATCTTACACTATTTGTGATAGTGATTTTGAGGATATTGGAGAATTAGGTAAATACGGAATATATGAAATGTATTATGATGGGTATTATACTCATGTGTCGGGATTCACTAATTGTATTTTAGATTCTGCTACGTTTAAGTTAATTGTTACAATTGGAAATGTGGAAAAATATAATGATTTTTATGTAAGTAATTCATTAAATGATTATCCATTCGATAATGAGTATTATGATGTATTAAAGGGGTTGGTTGATAGTTTTGACCAGGTGTCTCAAACTATTATTGACCCTGTAAATAATCAAATTCAAATAATTACTAAATGTGATGAGGAATTTTTAGTTCCTGCTCATGTTGTTGTGAGTTTGTATATTGATTATAGTATTTCGTGTCAATATTGTGGTTCTGTACCCTCATTATCACCAACTCCTACACCTACAAACACTCAAACACCAACTCCTACACCAACACTAACTAGTGTACCTGCTTGTGACGTTAATTATAGTATT